GTTTCACTAGTGGGTGGGGGTGATTCTGTAAAAAGTTTTTTGTAAATGATGGAGAATTTGTTTTTTCGGTGCGGTCAAATGGTAGGTGAAGTTTTTCAAAAACTTGCGCAATGGATCTCGCTGCCCATATTTGAACGTCTACTTGTGTGGCTTTTTTTACTTCTTGTAGGCACGCTTTTTCTTCTATACTTAATTCTTCTTTTAATTTTTGAGCACCTTCAACGTCTACACGAACTCCTAAAAAACGCATATCAACTAAGCAAGGAAAAAGTTCAGTCTCTAAATCAAAAATAGATTGTATATCTTGGTGTAAAATTTCTTTCTTAAGTTCTTGCCAAAGTTCTAAGGTTAATTCAGCGTCTTTTTCTGCATATGCGCCAACATAAATGGCAGGTAGTTTATACATTTCTGCCTTGGCGTCAACACCCCAATCACGTGCAGCTGCATATAAATCTGTTTCATTCTTTGACTTTCCAGTGTATCTTTTACTGCAGTTGTTTAAGTCATAACGCATTTGATTTTCATCAACAAGGGCAGATGCGATCATCGTGTCCACTATTTTACCGTTAATACTTAAACCGATCGCTCTAATCCAACAAACGTCATACATGGCGTTGTGAAAAATTTTTGTTGCTGGTGTAGATAATACTCCTTGAAACCATTTTAAGACTTTTTTACGATCCATATTACCACCACCTTCGTGAGCAATTGGATAATAACCAGACCATCCTTTAACGGCCACAGCTACTCCTGTAATATCTCCTTGCTTAGTAACTGAGCCTGAACCCATCTTTATTAAATCTGGGTCTTTTGTTTCTAAGTCAATTGCTATTTCATCGTGCTTAGATAAATCTGGAAATTCTGTCGGTGGTAACCATTCGGTCTGTGGTTTGAAAAGAGGAATTTGCATTATTTTCCTGGAGTTTTATTAAAAAAAAGACTAATTGTAAATCTATAACTAGGCCCAAGTATGTTTTGAGCTTTGATAGTATGAGCTATCTTTCCATCAAAGATTATTAATCTATTTGGAACATACGGATTAGATAAAAGAATATCCCTTTTATTGTCCTTATAAAATAAAGTTTCCCCACCCCATTCTGGTTGCCAGGTTAGATTACAATAATATAAAGCAACTATTTCATTTTCATGAACATGAATAAAGTTGACATCCATAGGTTTAGTTAAATTTACTATACATTGAGAATAATTTTTTATAGTAATTTTTTTTCTTTTTAATTTTTTTAAGACAGGATCTAATATTTTTAAACGGGTTACATCTTCAAAGCTATACTGACTGTATAAACAAGGAAAACCTTTATACTGGGGTTCACTGGTATCATTCCACCCAATTCTATATAAAGAATCCATTACTAGTCTAAAGACAGCATTACTTTTATCGGGCGTCAAAAGAACATCAAATACTTCAATCATTATATCTTTAATTTACCTTTCTAATAGTTACATTAGCTACGACACTAATTCTAGAATTTTTTGTAATTATCTTACTATAAGGTACTTGATGTAGCATTATCGAAGGAAAAATTAATATGCTATCCTCTGCAGGAGTCATGGGATAATAGTTAAACATCCATGAATTCACGGGGTTTCGTTCTTTAGTTAATTTAAACAGGTCTGGACGCAAGTATCTAAAATAATAAGAAAAATCATTTTGATTTTTAAATTCAATAGGAGCCGCATTTTTTGGAACTTGAAGATAATGAATTAAAGCAAAATCTGCCCCAGGATGATTATGTACCTGCATATATGCATCATCTCTATTGCAAGTATAATTAATTATATCTACTCGTATAGAATGATCTTGTTTTATATGTAAAAAATTTAAACTAAAATTTTTAAATTTTTCTATATAGATATCGACTAGACTTTCAGTTTTAACCTTTTTAAATTTTTTATCTACACATTCATAAGAATCATGCCATTTACCAAAAAAAGTGTCCCCTCTTTGTTTAGAAATTTTATAGTTATACTCAATATCTTTTATTATTTCTTTTTTATTATATTTTTTAGGATTAATTTTATCTTTAACTACAGGTAGACCAAATAACATTTCATATTTTAATGTCATTTGACAATACCCCACGAGTTCTTTTTTTCTTTTCTATCTTCTTTCACTTCCTCAGGATAGTCTCTATCGATCGCCATGTCAATATAATGTTTTGCTTTTAATAAATCTTCTTTTTTATTTTTTTGTTTATGCCTACATAAATATTTAATTGCGTTTCCTTCCGCGAATGGGATATTATTTTTGTTAATAAATTCTGAGGGTTGTATGACCATATATCTATAATGATTCCCGCCAACTTGCTTTTTATATATTTCATCTTTCATTGGCACACTCCTTAATTAATTTTTGAATATATTCTTCATGCCTTCTTGCTTTAACTTCTGGTCTTTGTCCATATGCTTTATCCCATGCTTTACCTTTAGGACTTTGTCTCCATTTTTTTCTAGCTCGTTTTCTACTTTCTGCATAAGGATGTGTCATACATTCCCCATTGGAAATGCTTTGTTTTCATCTTTAGGTCTTACAACATGTAAATGTTCTTTTGTTCTAGTTGCACCTACATAAAATAATCTATTTTCATCATCACGATTTCTTTCATAAGATTTTTGAGTGTTTATAGTAAGATCTGGTAGTATAACCACATTATCTTCTTCTCCACCTTTTACACTGTGAATAGTAGATAATTTAATTCGTGGCTCTTTATTTAATTCTTCTCCATTGGCCCTCATTTTCCTAATGTAAGTAATTCTTCTTGATCCAGCATTATCAAAACATTCATACCAAGTACTTTTAGTATTAAGACCATGTCCTTGTGTTAATTGATCTATTCCATAGAATGATTCTTTAGATAATGATTTTAATTTATTTTTTTCCCAATTAGCTAGACT